CTCTCAAGCTTTCATCTGATGTCTCGTTTAATATTTTCTTAAATGTTACAGCTAGTTGTGCTATACTTGCAGGGTTACCATCAGACGCTAATCCTGCTTGTGCTAGTAGTTCTTTAAATTTTACAAAAGATACTTGATATAACTGTGATGTTATAAACGATCTATTGATTCTCATTGTCTTTCTAACTTCAGTTAACTTTTCTGAATCATGCTTTATTGCATCTTTTCCTAATTGCTCTCTAACTAAGTAATCTGCAGCTTTTTTAATTTGTGAACGTAAAATATTTAAAGGGACAGAATTATATAAGTAAATTGGTACACTTTTAAGATCAGAATTGCCACCCATACAAGCTAATGAAACATCAATGCTTACTGTATTGTCTCCACCAAAACTAAAGTTACTTGACCTTACTGTAAACATACCTACGTCTCTTAAACAATTTAATAATCTACCTATATCATTATCGCTATTGGGATCGCCGTCAGGATGTGACCAGCCATACTCAATTAACATTTTAGTCATTCCAAATTGTTCAGGTGCAATCAAAGGTGCAATGTCTTTAAGTCTAGAACGATCATGTAATGTTAGTGATAATGATGCTGTTTTAGATTGTAACAGTTGTTGTCCTGCACTGGCAATTGTTGTACTAAAACTATCTATTGTTAAAAAGGGAGCGATTGGTTCTAAGATTTTCTTTCCAGATATTGATGCGTCGCCGGATGAAACACTAGAATTCCTTACATTTGCATTACTTAAAGTTTGCGGTCCAGTAAATATTTCCATACCTGCAGTTACAACTTTTCCTAATACTTTGTCTGTACTGTCAAAACCTAGCGGCTGGCTTCTCGCTATGCCTGCATTGTCATCATAATCAAATCTATTTTTATTTGCAGCTGCTTTAAAGTATCTTAAGAAGCTTACTTGATTAAGAGTATTAACCCCTTGTGAATTTTCAGGTGTGATTATTGTTATATTAAGATAAGGTTGGCATCTTGACATTTCTAACGGTGTTACTGCGTTAAAAAATAAGTTGATTAAATCAGAATTTCTATTTGCAATTCCAAACTTAGATCCTTTTACAACAATAGCACCCAAGCTTGGAGACTTAAATCGATCTGGGGACTTTGGCTGCTGGTTAATAACTATTTGTGCTAATCTTACGGGTGACTCGCCTTTAATTGATGCAGTCTTGCCTAAAATGGGAACGCCTTCATTATCGTATAGCGTTTCACCTTTTTCATTTACTGCATGCGCTTCTGATACGAGTAAGTTTACAACTGGTTTGACTATGTCTTTTGTACTCATTGGCCCCGTTCGTGTAGATCTATAAGCGCTTGGATCATAATCCGCTGTAATTACAGGTGTTAGACTGTTAATCATGACATCTGGTTCGTATAACACTTCAAAGATCTTTTCAGAATTTACTGGCAGCCCTTTAGGGAATGCAGCTCCTCCCATAATATCTCGTAAAAAATATGCGCCTGTTGTTGTGTCTAATAAACCTTGTTTGATACCTACAATCTGTTCAATGTCACTACGATCAGGTGCTATACCTTCAGAAAATGGTAACTGTAAAATTTCCATTTCAGGGCTAGACATGCCTTTAAACATTTTTTTACCTGATGTCAGCTCAGAAATTAATTGTCTAATTAAGACTGCCCTTAAATAATAGTCTGATATACTCATGCAATTAATCCAATTGCAATATTTGGCTGGGTTGGTATTCTAATTATAGTTCCTGGTGGTACTTGTAAACCCCAGCCAATTCCGCTAGCTGCACCTATGATCCACCATAATGTTGAGTCATTATAGTACATTCCTGCTAAGTGATCTAATCGTTGTGACTGCTCTAGGACCAATGTAGTATAATCAATTTCTCTATTTTCTACTGCACTGTAAATCTTAAATGCATTGCACGAACTTACTCCCCTATTTGATTCTATTCTTTTTGAAAAAGCGTATCTACCTAATCCCATTATTAATCTCCTGATGTCTTCTTGCTAGTTCTAAAAGTAGATCTAGCAGAATTTTTATAATTAAACTCTGACATAGTGCCGTCATCATCATGTGGATCGCCTGCAACTGATCTCATAACATCTCCAACATTATAAAGTGGCGCACGATTATATCCGCTATGATCTAACCCAGGTGGAAGATCATGAATAACGTTAACTTGAAATGAAATTTTACATCCCATGGGCGCGCGAGAATTCCAGTCTGTTTCCCAGTTAAAGTCAGCATCCAACCAATTAAAACTTAGCCCACTTAATGCGCCTGCTAAGCCTCTACCCTTTGTTGTATCAAATGCACGAACTATTGGATTATTTTTAGCTAACATAAATTTACCTTCTGTGGGTAACGCTCTATCAGCTATTTTATCGACAAGATCAGTGCCGATCCCTGCAGCAATTGATGCTTCCCTTGCAACATTTTGTACTAGCCCTAGTGCGCCTCTTGGATCCAGAAAAGTAGGCATTACAAAAGTATTAAACAAAGCTGTCGGTGAAGGAAGAATATCTTCATGATAAACTTTAAACATTTTAAAAGCTACTTCTATAGGCGCAGTTAAATCTATAATCATTACATCATAAATTGTCCTATTGGGATTAAAATTTATTCTTTGCTGTTTTTTAAATGTCGGCGATGATGAAAAAGTACTTGATGAACCTAGCGTTACGCTTGGTCTATCTTTAAATTTTGAATGTCCTAAAATTAAAATATTGACCGGTCTGTTAACTAAATAGGTTTTTCCATTATCAGAACACAAGTATCCTTTTGACGTATGTTTAAGTAAGGCTCGCAGACCTTTGCTGTAGCCCTTTGCATTAATTGTAGACATTGTTGTGTTAAATGTATCATTCTTTGAAGCGTAGTCCATTGCAGCTGTTTTAAGCCCTTCTATGTTAAATGCCACAGGTTGTGCAACTTCTTTAGGATTATCAGGACTCTTCATTTGATTTAGTATTATTGCAGAACCCAATGGGTTAATAGCACCGTTTGGAAGAAAGTTACTAGCTAAATTTCTTAATGAGCTTCGTTCTACCCATTCAATAGGAGAAGCAAAGATTGCATAGAATAAAATTGCAGCTAAATCTTTATACGCGTTTGCCATAAACTTACCAGCTCTTCTAAGCGCGCCTAGTTCGCTAGGCGCTTTTTCTCCTTCTCCGGTAGGGTCAGCGATGATGTTATCACCATCACCTATTCCAAAGATTCTTGCTAAGTTAAATTTAGAATAATTTGACTTAATAACGTCACCTACTCTAATTCTAATAATAGGTGATGCGCCCATTACTTGACTAAACGGTTGCGTAAAATTATTTGTTTTACCTACTAGCTGTGTTCCTTTTGTCCATTGTGGATAAAATAAAGTAGTAAGCTTATTAATTTTATACCACATTGTATTAAAGTCTTCTTTTGATGTTGCAAATAAAGTAAAACCTACTTGTAATGTTCTAGATGTAGAACCAAAAATTTGTACCGGATCCATTCTTCCGTACCCAGGCGTTGAATTCCACGTTGTATTATAATTGTCCTGCAGCTGATTTAAAAATGCATGAAAAGAAATAATCTCATTTGTTCTCAAGTCGTGTATGTAAAAAGGAACATACTCTGCGTCTAGTCTATCTTCTAATCTTTTTACAACATCTTGAGGTATTCTATTGTATGATCCATCTAACTTTTCGCTTAAGAAAGTATTGTTAATCATTGATGAACCTAACATACCTTTCATTGGATTTGTGCCTACTGATAGGTTACTTAGAGATGTAACAGCTCTTACAATGTTTTTAGGAAGCATGTACATCGACGGTGTTGAATTTTGTGCCCAGCTTAAACTTAATTGATTTAAGCCGTCAGCTGCTCTACTCTTACTAACTCTTGTGCCCGGGCCATCTGGTAATGCATCGACATTAAATGGATTAATTGTTGTATTTATTGCACTAATTCGCTTGTCACCGCCTGTCCTTTTAAGAAATATATCACCTATTGTTGCTGCAACATTTAAAAAACGAATAAAGGGTGTGTCTAAAACTTCCTGCAATGTTGCTGCCAAAGTTTGTGATGTAAACTCAGCTACGTCATATGACTTATTTTCTGAAAGTGCTTCAATAGCACTTGTAGCACTTTTAAGTAATGATGATGAAACTGCCAGCCAAAATCCATGTGCTTGTGTAATAAAATCGTACTCTTTTGTCTTTGATATACTACTAGTATCTTCACCAAAAAATACTTTTATTCCCATTTCTACACAGTCAGAGTATGGATAGTCTGTAATTGTTAGTACATTTTTCATTAAAAAGTCAATTTTTTCTGATAGAACAGGACGATTTCTACCATAGTTATAGGGACCTGATCCTTCATACCTCTGCTGTTTTGAAACATAATTATCATCTGATTCACCGCTATTTAGAGAGCCTATGTTGCCTTTATTTTGATCAAAAAGCGTGCCTAATAAGTCTCTAAAAGAGCTAACAGCATTAACTAATGCAATAATTGATGCTGCTGCTTTTAATTTTGCCATTACGCCTGATGATTTCTTAAATGGCATTGCAGGGCTGTACGTTGATCCAAAACTTTTAGAGTTAGAAGCCTCAGGATCATTTGGAAGAAATGTTCCCTTTCCATCACGTGTTGAATAGCCTGTAGTGCCTGCAGGGAATCCTTTTGCATTTTTTGCTCTAAGTAAAGATGCATCTCTTTTAAGATATCCAAAAGAATCGTATGTATTAGTATCAGAATCTCCCATTTGTGCCATTGACTCTATATCACTAATATCTGGACTGTCAGCTGGTGTATCAGAGTTATCAAAACCCACTGCTTTATAAATTAAACTAGCACCGATACTTTTAAGTTGATCAATTGTTATAGCTTTTAAATTTTTCTGATAATCTCCAAATTCAACTTGTGAGCTTAAAGTTCCTTGCCCGTCTTTACCTGATTCAAAAGTTTTTTGACTTGCATCTTGATCTGCGAATGTGTCGCCTGCAGGTGTATTGCTAAATCTATTGTTTCGCCTAAGCTCTTCTTGAATTGCCTTAATAACTTTATTTGTTGTATCGGGATTTTTGTTTGCATTAGTTTTGCCAGACTTATCTAAAGGTGAACCTTCAATGTCTTTTAATAGTGAATGAGCTGTACTGTCCTTGCCAGTTTTGTCAAGAATGTCTTGCAAAGTATGTTGCTCATTTTGAAATTTGCCACTATCAGAATACATGCTTAGCGTTTGTGCCAAAGTTGTGCCTTGTTTTACAAAAACACTCTCTGCACCTTGATCATCTGCAAGTGTTAAGCTATCGCCTCTATTTGAAGGTGCAGCTTTTTCATTACTAGGCTTTATTTTAAATTCATTTGTAGATGCTTCTATAAGGTAGCTTAAGTAGTCACCTAACAAACCGTTTGATGTATTGTCCAAATCTAATAAGTGCTCACCTGTACCTGTGTCAGTACCTAGATCGTCGCCGGCATGAGCATAGTCACCATCAGTTCTAATATTATAAGATATTCTATTTGCTGTAGAACCCATACGATTAGATAAAAAATCTTTAAGTGTCGGTCTTGACATTCGTATCATCCTCCTGAATAATTGAATCTAGTGTATCTATAAGTTCAGCTTGCTGTTTTTCAGAATTTTTAATTCCTTCTATCATTAATTGAAAGAATTGTAGCTTATCATCAAGCAGACTAATATGTTCTTCAAGCTCATTCTTTTCGTCATCATTCAATTTCCAATCTTCAAAGTATTCCTGTAGTTGTTTTTTTATCTTTCCCATATCTAACTCTCATTTTATTGTACATTTGTACTATTCAAAGACTCACCATCAGATCCGACCCAGTCAACTAATGATTTTCCGATGGCTTCTTTATCTAATGTTATATTTCCTTGTATTTCTAGCTTTGGAGGTATGTTCAACACAGATGTTTGAACTGATTTTGCAATTGTTTTAAAGTGCTCTAAAAGTTCCTTAATGTCAAGCATCTGTTGATGAATCTTATGATCTATTTGTGATTGCATTTCGCCTATTTGCGTAGAAGCACCCGCAACAGCAGCATCAATTTCTGGTAAAACTTTTACACCAACTTCAACTTCATCTGGTAGCGTTTCTGCAAAATCCAGCCTAAGATTAAATTGTTCCGACATACCTTTTGCTAATGCCTCAGCAATAAAACCACCAGCAGACTCAGCAGCATCAACCATAGGTTGATAAAATTTTGGTGCTGAGTGTTCTACTGTTAGCTCTTTATAAACACCCAATTCCATCAATCTAGTTTTTGCTTCTTTGCCAAACCCTTTTGCTACACCGTCAGCCATTCCTTCGCCTGCTTTCAAAGCTCCCATTCCCAAATCTTTTATAAATTGTGATGCACTAAACGCTTCATTCTCTCCAGCTTTTATCATTCCTGCTGCAAGGCCTTTTTCTAATGTTACAGCGGCTGCATTACTCATTCCTTGTTTTTCAAATGCTGCTACCCATTGATTTTCATCTACTGAATTTTCAATAAACGAAGCAGTTTCATCAAATCCTTCCTTAATTGTTTTAGACATTTCTTTATTAAGTGTGCCAATAGACTGTTGCATTTCTTTATTAAAGCCTTGCATTGAATCTCTTAGCTGCTGAATTCTTTTGGGTCCTACCTCATTAAATAGTAAACTATTTAATGTTGCCTCATTTAGATCGTCAATAGACTTTTCAGTATACTTTGCTTGCTCAATCATATCACTAAATGCAGTTGTTAAATCAGCTTCATCAGTAGCTTCAGTAAGCTCATCCATAGTCATCAATAGATCTTCACCAAAGAATTGATCTACTTCTGTGGCTTTCATACTAAGCGTACTGGCAATCATGTTTCTCTGGGCTTTTGATAGATCATCCATCGCGATGCCTTGCTCATCGAATGAATCTCGAAGTCTATGTAAGAATGCTTCCTCATCCTCATTTGCTAATTGCATCATCTCCATTGCATCTAAGTGGACACCGAACACTGACGTTAAGTCACTAATTGCAGAAGCAGCAGATTCAAATGACATAAACTTATTAACCATCGATCCAAATGATTGATAGCTTACACCCATCATGTCTAATGATGATACAATTCTTGCAGCTTCATCAACTTGTATGTCACCAAAGTTTTGCACATCAAGAATTATTTCTTTTATTCCATTCGAAATAACTTTATAAGACTGGCCGGTTGCTGCTGAAATAGACTTAGAGTAAGCGCTGACTTCTTCTAGTAAACTATTACTAGCTTCTCCAGTTCGACGTATATTTTCTTGCATAAGATCAGCAACTTCTGTCTGTTCAAGTCCCAAACCTTTTGCATACGTCACCATCTCAATGCGTTGTTTATTGCCCATTTCATTGATCTTTAACATATTGCGATCAAAGAACTGATTCATTAATGCCTCTTCAGCGCGCGTCATCTCTCTTCTATCTTCAAAAACCCTAGATAGAATGTCAGTCTGCTTATTTGTGTTAGGAATAAGTGCCTTAAGTGAATCATCAAGAACACTTAAGTCTGCATTGCCGTAAACGTACTGGACACTTTCACCAAGCTCCATCATGTTTTTAACAGTTTCATTAGTAACGTTATCTAGATCTTGCATCCCTCCAAATGTGTCATAAATTGGATCATAAATTCTTTTTGAGAATATTGCTAAATTATTAATTGAAGTGTCCAGTGCTTCAAATGCTTTAAAGGCATCACTAACCATGACAAGTGTACTATCAGCAAAAGCGCCTAAGTCACTCAAATGATCTTTTTTATCTTTGCTACTTGCTAATAATAGATCTCTTTCCTGCTTGCTGAAGTCTTCATTGCTGACTCCTTTTATTTCAGGTACATTATTATTAGGCTGAATAACATTTGCTTGCAGGTTTTGTTTGGGTGGACCCTGTTTGAGTGCTTTGTTTATTCCATCAAGTGTACTATCTAAACTTTTAAAAAACCTAGATTCTCTTAGTGCCTTTTCTATTGCAATTGCTAATTTAGTTTCATCCATAATAAGATTTATCCTTACTTTAAATTAAATAGGTCTTAGGATGATTTCTGTGCTAATTTCTTTCCAACTAAATCTTCAAATTTATTTAGCTCGCTAACGTTAAGCGGTTTAGGACTATCTGTAGAAGCATTACCCTTTTTTTCATTAACCATTCTGAAATGCTTAGACAGGCGTTCTATGAACCACCTTCTATAGCGAATAGGTAGTTCTTTCACCTCTTTATAATTCATCCCGAGGTGGAGCTGGAGGGCGAAGCTTTCTTCTAGGAAAGCCTCTCTCCAGCTATGTACTGGGCCAAAAAAATTCTGAGGTTACTGGAATCATTACATCTGATGTTGACTCGCACTCATCGCAAATTAATGTATGATTCATATCAATACCCGGCTGGTTTTCATTAATAAACTTTCTAAGTGCTTTTGAATCAAATGCCGGCATATACTGGACGAAATGGCGAATTTTATTTTTATCAGAAATGTTATCTATAGACACGATAGACTTTTCTAATAATTCTGTTACATTGCTTTCAATATCGTTATTATCAAAATACTTTTTCATTTTTTCTTTTGCAGCATTTCTATCTTTATCTTCCCCGGCAGTCGCAAATTTAAAAATAATATTCTTTTTTGTAACTGGCAAAGTAAACTCAAATGCATTTTTTCCTTTCTCTATCGGGCTTATTTTTAAAAACTTTAAGGGAAGTTCTGCTAGATTCAGTGTACGTTGATTAACATTATTACAATGTTTACACCTAATTGATGTATTATAATCATGACCATAACCTGTAATACGAATTGATACCATAACGGCGTTTCTATCACCAATCAACATTTCATCAACATCTATTGATTTATCAACGATGCAAGAAGCTAATAATCTGCTTATTGTTGATCCTTTCTTAATGAGCGCAGGTGAAGATAATATATCTTCTTCTTTCGCTGTCATAGCTTTAATATCTAAAGTCTCTTTTAAATATAAAGTTGAATTTGGTGAATAAATCACCCCTTGCGATGGAAGGGGTACTGTTTCATAAGGTATTTCCCATCCAAAGTCTTCTTTTAATACATTTCTAACCGGCGTATTTGACATACAATCTTCTCCATTTTTACAATTCTAATGATTTTATCTACACAGTAAAACAAAAAGTGCCAGCTTTAGCCGGCACTTATTTTTATCTTTTATAAAATTATTAGAATTGCAATACGCAATTATCAAATTCTAAGGTTAATGTAATACCCAGTGGTTCTTCACCGCCAGTATATGATAGTACACCATAATCAGCGCTAGCAATAAAAGCACCTTTAATGTCCCACAATTCTACAACAGTTCCAACAGGATCTAATAGTTTAAGTTGCAAGTCACGTTTATAAAAATCTGCGTAACCAGCTCGTGCAGAAACTGATTCATAATGTGTTCTAATCCATTCCATTACTTGCTGTGCACCTGAGGGTGCAATAGGGTCATGTAAACCAACTGTAATATTGCCCATATCAAGTTTTCCTGATATCTTACGATAAGAGTTTATATACTCTATTTTCGTATTATTCAATGTGAATGTAGGGCGTTTTGTATCTTTTACCAAGAACGCATCAATTCCTTCTATAGCTAAAACCCATCTATACTGTCTTTTGGGTTCAAATTTATTTGGAAGCATATCTGTGACTGATAGTGTTTCTGCCATTTTGTTCTCCTAAATGTTTTCCTTGTTTAATAAGTATCGTTCTAAATAATTTTTATCTAAACTTAAATGTTTGAGCCTGCATTTGTTACCACAAAGTCCAATGCAACGAATTCTGCAGTTCTTGTAGGTTGTAAGAATATTTTTCCGCGAATGGTATTATTTTCAACATCAGCTTGTGTTGTTGTTGTTGTATCTATAATAACTTTATAACGATCGACGCCGCTTTGTTCTTGGACTCTTTGCAAGATTGGATTAACTAATGCAGTAAATTTCTCCAATGTTTCTTGTCTATTTGGTTCAAAGAGTAAAGAATTAGCAACATTTCTAACCTGGCGTCTTATATTGATGAGTAACCTTCTAACATTCACTCTATCTAGTGCGGAGGGGGATGCTAATAATGTTTTCTGTCCCCATACAACCACTCCAGTTCCTGGAAATGCTGTTAGTGGATTGATATCTGCTGCATAAAGATCATCTAAATTTGTCCTATTTAGTCTAACAGCAGCTAGTTCAACTGATTTTAGTGAGCCTCTAGAGAAACCTGCAGGTGCAAACCAAGGATGCCCTAACTGGTCATTTAATCCAAATGCGCCTAAGACAGGAACTGACGGCGGAACTTGCACATTACTATTAGTAGTAGGATCGATGACTACTGTGTTTGGAAAATAAGCTGCGCTGAATGATGAATCTAGCGCGCGTCCTTTGAATGCATTAACTGTATTAAGTACATGAGGCCGTTGATTTGATCCAGTTATAACTGTATTAAACTGATCTCTTTCTTCAATGTCCATAATGTACATTGCATCAAATCTATTTTCAACTGCAGTCATTGCATAATCACTTATTGCGCTATGTCTCATTCCTGGAATTGCTAAAAGTTGAATATCAACATCAGATTTTGATTCCATAATATCTATTGCTTTACGATAAGCAGCAACTGTTGGACCTGACGTTCCGCCTTGCGTTGTTGTAAAGTCCATTTCTCTCTTTGCTGATGCATTATTTAATGCAATTTGATCTGCATTAAATAAATTAGTACCCTCAAAGCCGCCTTGCAAAAATAATGTAAATTTGGAATAAGTTCTATTTCCTACACGTTCTAGATCTGTTACTCGCCAAGCACGAGTCTTATTAGTACTATTTATAGAAATGCTTCCCTGCCTCACGTATGAAGCACTTTGCCAATGTTCAATATCAGCGTATCCATCACTTCCCGTTCTAACTCTGACTCTCTCTAGGGAAAATATATTATTATTAAATCTATCACAATCTAACACAGACCCTAGTACATCAGCAGTACCTTGATTATTTCCTACTGATACATTAGTTCTTGAGCCCCCTAATCTTGGAAAGTATTTTGCATAGGATTCAAAGCTTGATTCAAATAATCCAACTTTGTTAGGCTCAGTAAGTGATACTTTTCTAGTAAATTGAGAACCCCAGTATAATCTTGCATCTGCTCGTGTTCTTATTCCTGTCCCAATTGCAACATTCTCTCGATAAGGAATGGGAGGTTCAGACATTTGCTGTAATTTTGTAGAAACAGCATAAATACTATTGTCATTTGATAATAAACTTCCTGACGTTACTAGGTGATTGGGCCCTCTATAACCTACAGGTAATGCTTCTGACGGAACTTGATTTGATGTTAACTTTGAAGATTGTTCTAGCCTTATATAATTTGATTTTACAGGATAATCGCCGGCGACAAGAATTTTTTGAGACGTCGTTGCATTATCAAATGCAAAATAAATATGTTGATCACCTATAACACGCGGTGCAAATCTATTAGAATTATGATCAAGGCTTAAACCTCTAAAAGATTCTAAAACAACCTTTTCATCATCTGTGTCGTTAAAAGCACGTATAACTAAATCAAATGTACCGTAAAGATACGTTGTTGTTGACGATTTTACAATATTTTCAATTGATACTTTTATTTTTGTATTTCCTTCTGCGCCTGGTGACAAATAAATAATTCTAAATAGATCGTCTCCTGATCCACCAAAGTTTTGTGTTATAACATAAGGTGACGCTGCATACCTAAATCTATCTTCAAAATTTTCATAATCAGGTATACTTGTTGAAACACCTGAGTCGGCATTTCTTGCCAGCGAAGATGTAAGTAAAAAAGCAATGTCTTCTTTAGTTGTTGTGCCTGCAGAATACCTTCCATTTGGAATTGCACCTGTTCCTGTTACAGCTGCTAAAGTAGGATAAATGTCATAATGAGAATAAAGTAAGTGTCCTTTCTCTTCAATCTTTAGTGGATCTGTATTCAATACGTTTGCAAAATACGCAGGTGATGTAAGGTCGAAAGATGCAGTAATAACATTAGATGCGCCACCTTTTCTATTAAAACCATTAAGGAGCATAACAAATTGCTGATTTGCCAATGTCAGTGACCCTGTCATAAAGCCTTTTCTTGGCGCTAAGCTTGCATCGGATGTTGTTGCAGTCTGTGTGCTACTAGGGACATTTCCAATCGATGTGCTGTTACCTGATAGTGACAAAATTACACCGGACGGTGCCATTAAAATGCCTCGAAGAATAGTGGTTGCACCACCTTTCCCACCAGATAATGTAGCTGCGTCAATTGTTGGAGACCCTGCCACGTCTGTAATTGTGATCTTGTTTCCAAAAGGACCCTTAGCGTCACAAGTTAAAATTAAGTTAGTACCGTCTAACGATGCTGTAATTCCTTTTACACCGGATGAGTAGTCTGCACCCGGTGTTGGTGTACCTGCTGATACAACGCCGGCAAGTGTTCCATCGTTAATAAAATCTACGATATTTGCAGCCCCAGTGGCATCTACTGGACCAGTGAGAATACCTACACCTAGCTTGTCTAGCCCAAGGGCTCCAAGTCCGGTGTTGTTGCCATTAGTGAAACCTATTTGAAATTGTACACCGGTGCCTCCTGCGCCTACCGGAATGGTTATACCAATAACCTCGGTTGTTACAGGATCAGCGAGATCAAAAACAGTAGCTGTAGCGGTGCCATCTGGTTGTTGAATTCCTGCACTACTAAAAATTGTTGAGCCATTTGACTCAGACATTAGACAACCCAAGAAAAATGTACGACCAAGTTTAGAGCCGATGCCGGAGTTTGCATAAGTATTGTCGCCATAACTTCCATTATTTTGAATAACTCTACTACCTGCAATAAATCCTGCATTTGTTACACGACCGGTCGTTCCATTTCTTTTTTGACAATTACCTGCACCCATAATTCTAATAAAAGTACATGCTCTAGCATTTTTTAGCCATTCATTAACAGCTAGCGGTCCAAATTTTTTACCATCTGTTTCACCAAACAACTTTTGAAATTCTGAAAAAGTTGCAACTGTTATAGGCACAAAAGCAGGACCTTGAATTGAAGTTCCTATGATACCCGCAGGAACTCCTTGAGGACCTTGAATTGTCGGTCCAGAAAGGTCGATTTCTCTTGTGCTAACTCCTGCACTTTTAAATGTTAATTCTGGCATTTGCAAACTCCATCTACTAAACTTATTTTTAAATATTTTCTAATCAAAACTTACACCCGAATTTGTTATAATAAAGTCAATTGCAATAAACTCAACTGCTCTTGTCGGTACCAAAACAATTCTTCCGTTTAATCGATTTGATTCGACGTCCTCAGGTGAATTGTTTGATGAATCCATAACAACTTTAAACTGATCAATACCTTGCTGGCTTTGTATTATTGAAAGTAGCGGCGTAACTTGTGCAACAAATTTAGTCCTAGTGCTTGGTGTATTTTGATCAAAGACAATTTTGTTTGCGACGTCTGAAACCAATCGTTTCACTTCAATTAACATCCTTCTAACATTGACACGATCTAAAGCACTTTGTGCTTGTTGTAATGTTTTTTGTCCAAAAATAACGAATCCTCCATTAGGAAAATTAGCAATAGGATTTATTCTATTTTCATAAAGTTCGTCTCTTTCTGACGTTGTTAGCCTTGTTGACGTATTCACTACTGACTCTAGAGCGCCGCGATTAAAACCAGCAGGAGCAAACCATGGATAAGCAACAGCATCTGTATAGCCTAAAGCACCTACGACAACAACAGAGGCCGGTACTTTTGCTGCCCTACCATTGATGGGATCAGAAATACTCACATCAGGAAAATAAGCACCAGCATAACTATTATCAATGTTTCTTGCAGAAAATTGTTCAGCTGTTGTTCGTACATCAGGTGATGCAACATTGCCGTCAAATATTATTTTTTTATCATTACTATACTGCGGTATATCCATGATATAGAAACCTTTACTATAGTCACGGGTTCTGTCTGCAATGTAGTCAGTAACAAATGAATCTCTCATTCCGGGGACGGCAATTATATTTACTCTAGAAGCCATGGGATCTGTTAATATTCGACCAGCAGCTCGATAAGCTGCTACTGTATTATTATTTTTCCCCACGCCCGGTGCATAATCACTACTTAGATTAATTCTACTATTTTTTCCGCCGGCTGCTTTACCACCTGATGCTGCATCTGAAGAAGCAGCACGATCATTCATAAGTCGCATATCACTATCAAGAATATTATTGCCATCAAATCCGCCATACATCATATTTGTAAACTTGTTATAATCAACAAATCTATTAAAGTAAACATGTGAGGTTGGATGAGCGTATAATGAAGCTATTGATAGTCTACTTAGCGTGCCATCTGTAAGCGAATAATTAGCATTGTCAGGATCTTTATCTCTTAAGTATGCCGCTTCGCGAATATGTGTAGCAGCTGATCCTGTAATTGTAGCTTCAATCGCTGCTTGTAAAGTTTGTCCGCTAGTAATAGAATTGTATAAAGCAACGCGAGCTAATGTAAACTTATTATCATTAAATGCATCTGCACCAGACCCTGTTACTAGTGCATCTAACTTACTTATTCCTAAAAATTTAGAATAAGAAGAAATAAGCTTGTTAGGTGTAGATGATGCATTAGATTGCAGTACTGCATTTGAAATTGATGCTGTTGAAGGGAGTCTTTCAAACTTAATGCCCCAATAGTATCTTGAATCTGCAAGCTCTAATGTTCCAGGTTCACCAATAAATGCAGGTGATGATGATTGTTTTACTGCTCCGCGTGTTGATTTAAATCTAAGCGGGACAGGTGGTAAAATTGAACCTGTTAAGGCTGCTGGGATTACAGACCCTACAACTGAGATAGATCCCGAAACTAAGCCTAGCCTTGGTTTAATATTTGTTGCATTTCCTATTCCTGCCAAACCCAATGTATTGTCATCAGTTAGTGTATCATTTGTTTTAATAACAGGTAAGCCTCTAAATCCAAATGGAAGCGCATCTTTAGGAATATCGCCAGCATTCAGTGCATCACTTAAAACAATTCTTACATAACTAGACTTGTTAGGATGAGAACCTTCTACAACTAATCGACGTTCAGATTCAGTTTCTGCATCAAAATTATAAAATACTTTATAATCACCAATTTTCTTTCCAACAAAGTTTTCATTAGCAGGATTTAAATTGCATAAAGGAAAGCTTTCTAAAATTTTTGTATCTGTATCTGTATCATTAAAGTCTCGAATTTCTAATGTAAAGGTACCATACTCTGTTTTAGGATTTGTAGATTTTTTTACATCTCTAATTGAAATTTTAAATTTGCCATTGATAACTGACCCATCTGATATTGTTTCTAAATAAAATAAATCATATTCTGATGATCCATACGGCTGTGAAATAAAGTTTGTTGTTCTTGCAGGTTGATATCTTGTGTCAAATTTACCAAATGTATTTATAAATTTTAATGATGTATCGCCAGAATTACCGCTTGTATTTTGCGATCCTGATACTAAGCATACATAGCTTTTTAATCCTGATCTTTTAACTTTTGCAACTTCACTCTCTACTGGGAAGTCTGCGTATAATAAGTGTTGCTCTGCTGAAAACCTACTTGGATCTTTATTTAATATCTTTCCAATGTAAAATTTACTATCTGGGTCAAGCGATGCTGTATAGATCTTAATTCCTGCTCTACCTTCATCAGATGCAAAATTTGATCCCATAGCAGAAGATACAATTAATTTAAACGTACCTTGTGTATCTGATCCGTTATAAGCACTTATGTATGCATCATCACCCGGTGTTCTAGAACCCGGTGTAGTTGGGTAAAATGCATTAGACCCTGTTATTTCTAATCTTGATCCCGAAGCTGTAAATACCATTGCTCGGATGAGATGTACGTCTCCTCCTGTTGACAATCCGTAAGATCTATTGTCAGTAAAAATAGGATAACCTGCAACTTCATAGTTTGTAGGTACTTCATGTGTCGCTGCAATAAACTGCACTGCACCTTTGTATCTACCATCAGCAGTACTTGCAGCTTGTCCTTTTATTATAAAACCAGCATTCTTTACTGTACCTTGTGTACGTGTTACATTAATATCTGTAGTTGATGCATTGGATCCAGCACCCAGCACCCTGATATATGTTACTGCTGTTCTATTTTTTAAAAATTCATTAACTGCGTACGGAGCAAAATTTTCTGAATTAAGATCTCCAAACTTTTTCGTAAAATCAATCATCGACCCAACTGTTACCGGTACAAATGCAGGTCCTGTCTGTGACGTCCCTGCAATACCTGCAGGAACCCCCGTTATTTGACGTTCACGTTGGGTTAAGTCTATTTCTCTTTCGAAAAAACCCGGAGATTTAAATGTCTGTTCGGCCATCAAACCACTCCTTTTCATTCTATCAGATATAACTATCAATCACGAAGCTAATTATCTCATTCTGATTGATTATCAATTTTCTTTATTATTGCAGGACCAATAACAGTTTCACCTGCTCTTTGATTTATTAATTTTATCTTTCCATACTTTGTTTTTTTACTATTATTAAATGGGTCTTCTACAAAATATGCAACTTTTTCACTAGATTGCCCTCTTTCTAAATAACTGCCATCAATACTTTCAATTTTTTCTATATCACTAAGTATAAATTTATCTAAATTGTCTTTAGAATACTCGCCACCCTCTTCCTTTATAACTTGTGTATGAGCTGAATAATAACCAAAATCTAGTTGTGGCGCAGAATAAAATGATTTAAACGGTGATGATTCACCTTCAGGTTGATTTGCTACAATATAGCCCGGGACTTTTATATTAAAACTATACTTGATAACCCTTTCGCTATCACTGAAGTCTTCTAAATTCGTGCTTTGCCTAAATGATTCATCAAAAAATATAACTAACTCGTATCCCTTTGCCGTTTTTATTGCAATTTGATTTTTTTGATTAAGACTTGCTAGCAACATTTCCATAACTTCATTTGCTTGTTGCATATACTGGACCCAAAAAGTTACATTATAAGTAACTGTAATAAAAGAGGGATAAGCCATTTGAATTATTTCAAATATGTTGTCACCAATTTTTGACTCAATACCTACTTTGCCTGCCTTGTCTAAAAAACTAACATTTCCTTTGTTTCTTCTAGAAGCTAATGTATCGCTACTTGCAATTGCACCTGGACTAATATCTGAGCCATCAACAAAATGCCCTAATGAAGCAACATTATCTTGATTCTTAAGATCTAGCTTATTGATAATATTTTGATAGTCTCTGTCAGATGTTGCTAATCTTTTTTTAATAAAATACTCTGATTGACTTCTATAAGCAATTGCAGTTCCAAAACCACCCTGACCTGATGAAAAATCAATATCTTCTCTTAAGATAGATATTACCGGTAAGATAATTGCATTATTACTATCTCGAATAGGGCTGTCTCTTCTTGTAAGTGCAAATCGTTCTCCTGCAGCAAATATAACAGGAACTTTTGTTGTGTTTCCTTGATACGTTACTTGTAATGATATATCTTTGTCAAATAATGTAAATACTGCTCTATCTATATCTTCAATGCCAAATGCAGGAATATGAAAGTCACTTGGCACATTTGTTCCATCTCTCCCAAGTTGAATTACTTGTTTAGCTGATGGCACACCATTTTGTTGAACTGTATCGGCACTTTGAATTGTTTTATTATTCAATTTGTTGTTTTTAGATGAAGTAGTCATGATTATTAACTCTCGTCATAAAATGAAGAGCCTGTCTTTTTTGAACCACCTTGCGGTGAAACTTCAGCAGGTCCTGTTATTGGCTTTGTAAGAACTCCATTTTTTTGCAAGTCTCTAATATCTCCTGTCAAGCCCTCTTGATTGCGCTTAAAACCTCTTTGCTGTGCAAATGTTTTTTGTGTAGCATTTTCATCTGAGTATGATTCGTCTGTAGGGCCAAATAGCTTACTTAAAAACAATCCTTTTCTAGATTGCTTTCCTGTTAAAGTTATATAGCCACTATACTCAATTTCTCCATAAATGATACTAGAAACGGGTGCTTTAATAATTTCAAAAAATACAGTCCCATAAGAAAAGAAGTCTCCTTCTTGAATTTCTAGCCCTTTGTCTAGTAGATCTCGTGATTGAATATAGACTTCTATTGTATAATATTCCTCAGCGCCAAATCGGCCTGTTGTAATTTGATCAGCTGAATATAAAACTAGTGCATCAACTGATACAGGGTTTTCAAATATTTTATCAACAGCTTCTTCATAGACGTCATGTATTTTAGTTTTAACTGTAGAAATTGGAAAAAGATAAATCTTTTGACCAATTACATCTTTTACTATTTCTTTTCCTAAATCATTAATAAAGTTGATTTCTTTTGGTGTTATAAAAAGTCGTGACATGTTAATTTATCCCATAAAAATTGCTTTTGGTATTGGAACGTAACTTAACTGTTTATTGAGCAATTCTGCTCTAGTAGACTGTATCTCAACTAATTTATCATATGTTAGCGATTCTAACATTTCTGTTAATGCAGTTTTTAACTTTTCTTGGTCTTCTCTGCCTTCTCCAATCAAAGAAGTTCCATTTAAACTTAAATCACCACCAGGTATAGGCACACTAGCAAATTTTGATCTGACTAGCCCTAAAACTTCTCTACTTAATGCTAATGTATACTGCCTTATCCACTGCTTGCCAATAGAATTTATTCTATTATAAATTAAATTACCAAATGGTATATTGCTTAAATTTGAAACACCCTCAATTGAATCATCCTGATACGCTGGCTTAAGCGGATCTGAAGAATACCTTACTTTTATCCATAGCTTACTAGGCTGGACAGGAACACCTGTTGGCATAGGATACATTCTAATATTTGTTCCTACAACTTCATACGAATAGTTAGACCTTCTAACCCTGTTTGATAAATCCAATTGTCCTGCCCTTAGTATGTCTTCAAAAACTGGCAATACATAAAAAATCGTCTCAGGTGTAAATGATTCAAAACTAAATTCATTGTTTAAATAGTTTATAGCGCTAGTTGTATCAAAAAATCTATAAGCAGCTTGGGGACTAAAATGAAAAACTTCAACAATTTTGAGCTTGCCTTTTCTAGTCTGCTGATCGAAAATTACTTCGCCGGCCTGATTTTTAAGATCAGAGTATATATCATAATCCTGTTTTTGTGAAGTAAGTGTTATAGAACCTGATATCGTATTATAAGACCCACCAATGCCGGCTTCCATTGCATAGGGCTCAGCTGCTCTAGACATAAAATCTAGATTTTCACGTGGTAATTTCTGTTCTGACCCTGATAAAATACTACCTGTTGAATAGCCTAAAAAATTTACCATTTGTGATTTTGCTTGGTACTGATTTAATATTGAACCATACTCAAAAAGTGATTCTTCAAAACAACCCCATATTTGCTTTTTTGTCAATTCAACAGACAATATATCATCACCCATCTTTCTCTTAACAAATGTAACCATTTTATCAGCATCAGCTGAAAATTGTGAATCATTGTCAAAAACTCCAAAGGGTGTTGGATTTGATGTATTCGCAAATATTGCCACGTATGCCTCCATACTTTTATATTAAATAGGCAAAACAAAGACGTAAGACAAAAATGAACTTAATATATTAATTATTAGTTTAAAACTAGAGTATCTAGTATTTTTAATAATTTAAATTTACATTCCACCTAATGCAAAGATTGCTACAACACCGGGAATTCTTTCTCTTACGTATACACCAGAAAATAACGTATCAGACCTTCCGCCTACGTAAGATATAGCTGATTCCATTTGATTAGAAGCAACAGGGTCACTAGCAGTTTCAGTGCTTGCAATCAGTAATAAACAACCAACTTTTGGCCTTCCAGAAGGCGGCGGACATGGTGATCTTTCTGAACACCCTTTAAAAATCTTAAGACCTAGTTTGTCATCTTTGAAGTCTCTTATTGCGCAAGTCCCTAAAAACATGCGCCCATTTGCTTGTAAACATTTTTCTAAATCTTGCGTGTCAAATGACTGAATTGGTGAACTTTCTGATGCCAATTTAAAAACTTGAGATAGCATTTTTGCAAAATTTGTATTTGCAGTTGGGTACATTCCCAACATTCCAACTTTGCCGCGAAGTAATTCTAACTGTCTTTCATTATCAATTATTATATGCGGACGGGATCTAACGTTGTTAATCAAGTGTGTATAGTTAATTTTTATTGTAGGATTAAGCTTTTCTTGTGACGTTGGTTCACTTACGATATACACAACATTGCCTTTAGCTTGGACTGAATCTAAGTATCTTTGGAATACATCATGCAATGTTAATGTTGAACTGCCTGTTCCTCCACCGCCTGACGCACAAACAAATAACCAATCAACTTTTCCTAATCGAGCACGAAGTGTGTCTTCAACAAAAGTTCCATTTTCATTCAATACTTGTTGTCCTGCTTTTATATCTTTTCCTACACCGTCTGCACCATCTAAGAGCAAGAAGTGCTGCGGGCTTGTTCCTGCAGGCTGGTCCTTATGTGTTGTGTTGATTAAGACAGTGCGATTATAACCTAAATCAAGGAACGCCTTTGCAAGCTTACCACCGCCGCCTCCGATCCCTATAAATGCACAGTTTATAGCTGTTTGTGCTGTATTTTCAGGTAATAGTTCTGAGTTGGCATCAATTTTGTCTTCACCGTAATGATCAACAAAATCTAAATCACCCAAATCCATAAAGTCGTTAGTTTGTGGCTCAGGTTGCTGTGCTGTTTCGCCTTCAATCTTTGGATCTTCACTTGTGTTCATAATTTCCTCTTTTTTAATTTTTATCTTTATTGTGCGATCAAATAAACCGCCAAACGATACTTTAGTTGTCGACGACATAGTATGATTATTACATATCTAGTAAAAAAGTAAATAAAAAAGACACCCTCTAATGAGAGAGTGTCTTTTTTAAAGTATCTTTATACCAATTATGATGTGTGCTTCACAACAAATACAACATTTAATCTTCTAGCACCTGACGCGCCACCATCATTATCTAATGATATAGCTTCACCTGCTGCGACTGCCATTGAAAGTGATGTATCAGACTTTACTGTCCCTGCTGCATCACCTGATGCAAAAACAAGTGTTGATGTCCCTACTCCCTCTACTTGTATTGTAAAAGTTGCCGTAGCGCCTGGTGTGCCACCTGAATTTGTTGCATATGCTGCAACAAGTGTTCCTGCAACCGGGCATGCGACAAAGCAATCATTACCTGATCCGCTGATATCTTTTATA